AACGACAATTAATGCAAACCCCCACGCATTGCCTGTTTCACACATCATGTAGAACCCAGTAGCAATTAGGAACACAATCAAGATCAAGAAAAAAATGAAGAGCATCATTCCGAAGCATGCTCGCCAATCAAACACTTTCCGCACCTCCCCACGGTTTCTCGCAACGTTCAAAATCAATCACCCACACCCATAGTTTCCTTTGGTCAGGGGCACACGTTTCGTGGATGTCTTTCATCTGGGCAATCCGCACTCCCTTTGCTCGCAAGAATATCCGAGCCGCATGCTTGGGCATGTTGACTGAAGGGTGCCAGCGGTCGAACGTAGAAGGCAAAAACGAAGAATCTGCCTTGTATACAAATCCGTCCGAATCGGTGCATTTAACGGCATCCTTGCCAAGAGGATGCGCCCATGTTTCCCGCACCCATAGGATGTCACCAGGCTCACACGGTGGTCTCATGCGAAACCCATGACCATCATCCCAGCCATGCCACCATTCGTCATTCCACCTCGGTTTTGATGGTTGCTTCCTGATGACTTTGATTACCTGCGCCTTTCTGCCGGATTGGATTTCCTGCACGGTTTCGGTGTCAAGGACAATCTCCTCAAACGCCATCAGTAGCACCTCCGTCCTTGATAGGGACATCCATGCCCTGAGCATCCATCGGAATGCCGCAAAACGGGCAAAATTTCCACTCTTCGTGCTCGTATATCGGCTGCTGTGTTTTGCACAGTGAGCACATCAGCGTTGTCTGCGGGTTGTCCTTCCAGACCTGGACTTTTTCCCACCGCCCATGCCGCACAGGCACAGCTTCAACAACAGGTGCTTGCTCAATGATTCTCAAAGCCTTACGAATTCCACCACGCATGGCATTTCCATTCAGATTAGGCTGCCAGTTCGGAATGTACCGTTCAGTGTTAATCATCAGAGGAATTTTATTGCGTTCATCCAAAATTGCCTTGATAATGGGCGTAACATCTTTGAGTTGCACAGTCAACCCTCCTTCGCATCCATCTTCGCGCCGCAGTTGGGGCAGAAGCTTATTGCGTCTAATGTGCTGTCCTCGCTATACGGGATTCTCCATTTACAACGGGAGCAATGGGGCGTTCCGTAGCTACCATGGTTCGGAACCCACCTCGCATGCACCACCGGAACAGCGCCCACGCCAGGAATGGCAAGCGCCAAGTTCTTGAACTCCTGCACTACACCAGCAATAAAAGCCTTATGCGGGTTATCCTCTCGCGTTGCTTCTGCGGAAAGGTTATCCTCAATGCCTTGCAGTACGTCAATAAGAGGTTTCCTGCTAATCAGGTCATCCTTCATCGTCTTCCTCCTCTACAAACGCCTTCCAAGCCTCAATCATGGCCTTTTCCTGCTTCCTCACATTGAAGAACATCTCTTGCAGATATTCCTCCCTGCCGTCATGCTCCACAAGGAGAATTGAACTGTACGCCTTGCCAGCCTTGTCATGATAGCGGGTCAAGAGCCATTCCAGACCACCGCTGCCATCCATACGTTCAGACACCCGGAAAAGCGTCACAGCCTGGATATGATCGTCACCGTGGTGACGGTGATATTCCTCCGCCAGGAAACGCAACTTCTGCGGAATAACCTCCGTACCGAAAATGAACTTGTTAGCCATTGTCTTTCTTCCTCCTTGACACGGCCTCCTGAATCTGCTTTATCATTTCGTCCACATCACCCAGGGGATGTTTCCGCAAATGACGTTCAATCTGCAAAAAGGTCTTCCTGCCCTCAATCACATCCAGGGCAAGCCGTTCGATGAAGTCATCCATTCTGTACACCTCGCCACTCAAAACAGTCCTCTTTCAAAGCCTTGGGGCAGTGCTTCGGGTCTCCTTCCCCGTGGTTGTAGTGGGCGCACACAGGGCAGATGAACTCACCTGTGCGCCCCAGCAAGCGGATGTCCTCCACCGCCTGTTCAACGGCAGTCTTGACCTTGTATGGGCATTCCGGCGCATTGTACGCCTTTATAGCGTATTCAAGGCTTATAGACTTTGTACAAATTGGCGTGGGGCAAAACCCCATTTCCTGATGTTCACCAAGATATATACAACTTGCGCACTTATGCATTATGTATCCCTCACTTCAGCTTCACGACAGCCCGTCCATGCTTCTTCAACCTTTCCGCAAAGGTCGGGGGCATTTCGACAGGTGCAGCCATTGACGGCACATCCGGCACAGTGATTTCCTTGTGGATCGTGTTTTCCTTCAAGCCCTGCTCATAGCCCGTTTCGTATGCATCGCACTCCGCAACACGGATTTTGTTCTGATACGTCGCATCAATGCACATACCCAGGGCAACAAGGCCCATAGCAATCACAACATTCATTTCCCCGCCTCCTGTACTCTCTCTTCGTCAAATGGTGCTCTGAAATTGATTGCAACACCGCCCTTGGCGAATGCCTCATCAATGATTTCCTCGCTGGTCAGCGTAGCAGACCCGCATGCAGAAGTCACAAGCGGCCTTCCAGCCCTCCTCATAGCCCTGCCGATGAACTTCCTCCGCCATAGGACTTGCCGCCCGGAAGGCTTTGCCCTTGCGTAGAAGGGCTTGTTTCTCACGTTCCAACTTCCGGCGTTGCTGCCGTGTCATGGTCATTCCGCTTCGCCTCCTTCCACGCCGCCCACATGGAACGCAGATTTTCCCGCCGTTTTTCTATCGCAAGGCAACCGCAGGATTTCGTGTTTCCGCTGCGGAGATTCATCGCAGCGACAACCTTTTCTGCACCGCAGTCACACCGACACAGCCATTTCGCGCTGGTTCTGTTGTCATACACATAAGTCCCTTCTCTGCGCACCACCACAAGCCGACCAAACCTCTGTCCAGTCAAATCAATAAACGCACTCATTATTGTTCCTCCACCCGATACCGCTTGACGTGACACGTCTCTCCGTATCTGTTTTTGACAGGCACATACTCACCCACAATGGGATAGCCCATCTTCTTCAACTCCGACACACGAGATGCAAGGCGATGACACCCCAAATCAACAATAGCCTCCAGTGTAGTGATGCTCCCGAACTGATTCATGTAGTCAAGCACCCGTTGTGTCTGTGTTGGCCTCCTGTGTAACGACATTCTTGTCACCTCCCGTGATAAAGTCCGAATGAGGAAGCTCCTCAATCCACTTGCAAAACTCCCGCCATTCCGGCAGTCTGTGCGTCCTGCGCTGACTGTAGATCGTCTTCAACTGCCTGAAATTTGTTGTCATTCGTGCCGTCAAACGGAAACCAGTAGGGATGTTGTATAGCAGCCGCAGCCTGTTTTCATCCGTGGGGTCGGCCTTGTACGCATCCAGCAGCCGTTGCATGACGGTAATTGTTCCAACGTCCACATATTCATTGCACTGCATCAGCGGTTCAAACCTTTCGATCCTGTGCATGGTGCTTTGGCTTGACACGAAGTCAAGGAAGTGATACCTTTGCGCTTCCACCCATGCCTTGATGCTGAAGGTCAGGTCAAACTGCACGACAATGCCCGTCAGGAACTGATCGTGACCGCTGCCCTTTGGAGCATTCGCCAGCTTACGCACCTGGTCTGTGATGCCGAAGGATACGTCATCCACGTTGACCGCCATCGGATACCTACTTGCCCTCACGCTATCTTCCAGGCCGAACACCTTCCAATTATGCACAACGTTATTCATTTGCAGCACCTCCAACATACTCCCAATGCATCCCAGCGCTCATCTTGCCCTCACGGCAACTCCTGCCAATCGAGTTCGGGTCAACGCAGAACACTTCGCCAGCCTCTTTCGCGCTCTTATATTCCGCCCCAGTTTCAATGCATCTCACCGGGCGGGTTTGCCAGCCTTCTTTCTTCCGCTTGCGCGTATGCTTGCGTCTGTATTCCTCTTGCAGTTCCCGCAGAATCGGTTCCCCTTCCAGCCCGGTCAAAGCGTTGAAGAACTCCGACTTGAAGAAATTCTCTGCATCCACTCGAATCCGCGTACCAGGTGCGTGCTTCGTCACATCCTGTCCAGCCCTGGCAACAATCGCTTTGACAAGAGCAATACAACCCTCATCAGTGATCTTGTCAGCATCCAGAGGAGGCATTGCAGGGCCGCTGTCCTCGCTTGCAAACTGCTTCTCCTTGCTCATATCACTGCATTGCTTGGAGCAGTACAGCTTGACATTCTCTCCCAGCTTGAACTCCATGACCTTCCTGCACCATGCACATCTGCGTTTAATCATCGCTTATACCTCTATGATCCTAATGTGGTGAATCCACAGCATCAATTTGCGCTTAATCACATATTCCGGCGTTTTGAAGCCCTTCGTGTCCTCTACAACCGTCTCCCCGTCGCGGTCATATACAAAGTCAGCCACATAGCTGCAAGCCCTCTCAACCACCTTTCCGGCGATTTTCTGTGAAGGTATCAGTTGATACTTGACTTGCCGATGAAGGTTCTGAATTGCCCCCGCCTTTTCAAGCAAGAGCAATTCAGACCAACGCCGTGCCTCCTTTGCGGAATCAAAGGTTATTCCGTCCCGGACAATCTTCCGATTGCCGTATTTAGGTCGTTTCATTGGAC